GCCTACAATGAAAGTGGAGAAAAAATGGATTATTCGGCCAAGAACCAGTATGGTTATCTAGGTCGTTACCAAATGGGCGCAGCAGCTCTAGTAGAAGCTGGATATATTCATCGCAGTGCTTATGAACAATATGGCGGCAATGAAGCATTGAATCATCCCAGTAGTTGGACTGGCAAAGGTGGTGTTAAAAGCAGCTCGGACTTTTTAGGCAGTCCAGGCGCACAAGAAGAAGCCATGATTGGTAATACACAAAGAAACTATGATAGGCTATCGCGAAATGGTGGTATTAAACCCGGTGACGATCCTGCCACAGTGGGCGGCATGTTACAAACAGCACATTTATTAGGTGCTGGCGGTGCAAATAAATGGCGCCAAACTGGCAGCGGCACTGATGCTAACGGTACTACTGGTACAGCCTACTATAATCGTGGCCGCTATGGTGTCGAAGTACTAGGCGGTCGAGCATAAGCGTAAATACTAATTATGGCCATATACAAAGGATTTAGCACTTATAATCGGGCAAGAAAGTTTACTCTTACTAATTTTGAATTAGTCAAGCAGGACTTGTTTAATCATTTCCATATACGTCGTGGCGAAAAGCTCATGAATCCCAATTTTGGTACTATTATTTGGGACGCTATGTTTGAGCCATTTACTGATGCACTTAAAGATGCCATTGCCGATGATGTCAAGCGTATTGTGTCATATGATCCCCGTATCGTAGTTAACGATATTATAGTGACTGAATTTACTGATGGTATACAAATTGAAATAGATCTTATGTATGTGCCTGGTAATCAAGCTCAAAGGCTAGCCATGAAGTTTGATAGGGATACTGCAAAATTGACTGCTCGTTAAATGCAGACATTATTTTATGAATAAATATTAGAACTGGGTTAAAGAATGGCCATTATATCACGTCAAACTGGATTAATATCAGCTGAAAACTGGAAGAAAATTTACCAGACTTTCCGCGACGCCGACTTCACTTCCTACGATTTTGAGACCCTGCGTAAGAGCATGATAGATTATATCAAGCTCAACTACCCTGAAGATTTTAATGATTTCACAGAAAGCTCTGAGTTTATAGCTCTTATTGATCTTATTGCTTTCATGGGGCAAAGTCTAGCGTTCCGCGCTGACCTTAATGCTCGTGAAAACTTCATGGACACGGCCGAGCGTCGTGACAGTATTTTAAAACTGGCAAGACTAATCAGCTATAATCCCAAACGCACAGTCAGCGCATCGGGCTATCTCAAAGTTGATTCTGTTAGTACCACAGAAAGCGTACTTGACAGTGACGGTATTGATTTAGCTAATACTTTTATTAACTGGAATGATTCTGGCAATGAAAATTGGTTAGAGCAATTTACAGCAGTAGTAAATGCCAGCTTAATGACCAGTCAAGCTGTAGGCAAGCCTGGTAATAGACAAATCGTTGGCGGAGTACGCACAGAAGAATACGGAATCAATGCTACAACTGATGTAGTACCGGTATATCGTTTTGATGCCAGTATTGAAGGGCGTAATACCACATTCGAAGTAGTTAGTGCCACTAGCACAGGCAAAACTTATATCTATGAAGCGTCGCCTGATCGTGGAAAGCCATTCAACATGTTGTACATGAATGATGGTCTAGGCAATAGCAGTAATGGAACAGGATTTTTCTTTTATTTTAAGCAAGGTGAACTTAGAAACTTAGATTTTGTAGTTAATGAAATCGTACCTAATAAAGTAGTTAACATTGACACCAGCAATATCAATAACACCGATGTATGGTTATACAGTTTAGCCACCACCGGCTTTACTGAAAGAGAGTGGCAGCAAGTACCTGCTGTGGCTGGTATTAATGTTATCTATAACGACTCAGAAGATCGCAATTTATTTCAGGTCAACTCTAGAGCCAATGACCAAATATCTTTAGTATTTGGTGATGGCTCGTTTACAAACATTCCGCAAGGTAACTTTAGAATCTATTATAGGGTCAGCAACGGATTAACTTATAGAATTACACCCGATGAGATGCGTGGTGTTAACATCAGTTTCAATTACGTTAGTCGTCAGAACCGTGTTGAAACGTTGACATTCCGCGTAAGTCTAAGATACACAGTGGCCAATGCCAGCGCTCGCGAATCTATTGATGATATTAAACAACGTGCTCCACAGCAATATTACACACAAAATCGTATGGTCACCGGGGAGGATTACAACATTCTCCCCTATACAAGCTATAGCACTATACGCAATGTCAAGGCTATTAATCGCACAAGCTCGGGTCTAAGCAGATACATGGACGTACTAGATACCACAGGCAAGTACTCTAGTACAAATATATTTGGACAAGACGGAGTCTTATATCTAGATTCTACACTAGATACTTACAACTTTACATTCAGCAGTACATTTGACATACGCAAGGTCTTACGCAATGATATTATACCTGATATCATTGCTGGTAAAGAAACACAACATTATTATCTAGCCAACACTGTGCCGGAAAATTCTGTGCGTTATCCGGTAATTCCCGGAGAAATGCGTGATAATGAAACCTATACAATTACTTTTGTAGGATCAACTGATTTTACCAAGTATGGTTCTGTATCAAACACCGTGGGCGAAACGTTTACAGCAGTCAATGCTGGGACTCGCACATACAACCATAGAGTAATTGCCAATGGCACTGTTAGCTATTCATTTTCAAACACCGCAGTAGTTAATAATCCAACACTGACTATCATGGTCGGAGACACTGTTAACTTTACAATTTCCAGCACCGGCCAACCATTTTGGATCAAAACACAGCGTACCACTGGTAACGTGGGCCGAGTAACCACAGGATTTATCACAGCTAATGGTGTAGAGAATGGAACTATAACTTGGAACACCACAGGTGTGGCACCAGGTACTTATTACTATGTCTCCCAAAATCTCACTGTCATGGGCGGTAGCATTGAGGTACGTGACTTTGGTACTGGGTTGGTAACTACTCGTATGCGTTGGAATCAAAGCACTGTAGGTGATAGTAACGTAACTGGGTACTTTACCTATAACACTAAACCAACACCAATTAACACGCCAATAACTGAAAAGGCACAAAGTCGCTTTTTTAGACAAGGTGCAATTGTGCGCTTTGTGCCACCCACTGGATATCATTTTAATGCAGTGAACAATCTAGTACCAGGTCCGGCAGATCGTGCAGGCGATAATGTAGAATTATTTGCCACTATCATGCAAATTGCTGATGATGGTACTAACAACATGCAAGGTAATTTTGTTAGTGGACTGGGACCAGTGTCAATTAATACCAAGATACCTACAGGTGCTATTGTAGATGGTGTGATACCTTTGTATAAAAATACACTCAGTGACACACTAGTGAATCAAATCATTACTAATGTAGCCAGCTACTTGACCTTTGGGTTAGCTTACAATAAAACCAGTCAAGAATGGGTAATTTTAGGTAGTGATGAAATCACTTATAACAATACTTGGTTAGTTAAGTTCGACTACAATAACATTACCAGCACTTACACAGTATTTTATCGTGCAAGACGTTATGTGTTTTATAGTCCACTAGAAACTAACTTCTTTTATGATGAAAGTCTACAAACTTACGACAACGCCACTAACAAAGTAATACGTGACAGTATCAAAATTTTGCGTATTAACAATCGTATTACGCAAGCAAACATGCCGCTTGATCGCGATTATGTTTGGTACATACATAAACCAATTGTGAGATCTGATGGTAATGTAGAAAACAAAAGTATCTACTTGACCATGGCTGACACTAACAATGATTCAATACCTGATTTTCCATATATATTTGAATCAGTAGTTTCGGGCCGTATGTTAAAAACCACAGTTCAGGGCTACAAAGATGGCATGAGTGCTGAGGAATACGGCAACATTGTTAATCAATACTATGTGTCTTATCTTGGCAGATATGCTGAACAAACTGGATTAGATTACTGGGTTAACGATATCATCTACGCTAATCAAAGTTTAGCTGATGTTGAACGTAATATAAGATTAGCTGCCGAAGCTGCTAACTATCGTAGCGGCGCATTGCTTAGTGATGAATTAGTGTTTTTTGAAAGTGTAGCAAGTCGTTACGACAATTTCCGTACATGGCGTTTGATTGATAATCGTAGTGTAATTACTAACTTTGCTTCTACCAAGGCCATTATCGACAGTATTCGCACTTATGACGTAGGGCAGTTGTTTTATATCAAGAACCTTAATGAGTTCTATCGGGTTGAATTGGATGCTAACAAGCGTAAAGTTCTTAGCACAAGATTGAATCCCATCAACAGTACAACGCCACCTTATCGTGCTTTTATCGGACGCCAGAACATTTATTATCAGTACCGTCATAACAGTCCAAATACACATCGTATTGATCCAAACATCAGTAATATTATTGATGTTTATGTGTTAACGGTAGAATATGATACCAGCTATCGCAGATATATTACTGATGCTAGTGGAAATATACCAGAGCCAACTCCACCTACTAATACCGAGTTGCAAGTAAGCTATGTAGAACTAGAGAAGCTAAAGAGTATTAGTGATACCATGATATTTCACAGTGCTGTTTTCAAGCCTTTGTTTGGTAACAAGGCCGAAAGCACTTTGCAGGCAATATTTAAGGTAGTTAAGAATCCTAGTATTAATCTCAGTGACGCTGAAGTAAAGGCCAGTGTAGTAGCAGCAATTAACCGGTACTTTGATTCCGGTAACTGGGATTTTGGTGAAACATTTTATTTTAGTGAACTAGCAGCTTACTTGCATAGGGAGTTAAGTCCGAACATTGCCAGTATAATTATTGTGCCCAAGGATCCCACTATAGATTTTGGTAGCTTGTATCAAATCAATGCTGAGCCTAATGAAATCATTATCAGTGCTGCAACAGTTGATGATGTTGAGATCATTAGTTCTATCACAGCTAATCAACTTAACCAAAATTTAGCGGTGATAAATCGTAGTATCAGTATATGATGAGATAATGACATGGCAGTTAAAAAGAAGACTCTTACCTTTCTTCCCGGCATCTTTAGAACCGATGTAAATCGTAAATTTCTTGGCAGTACACTAGATCAGTTAATTAATGATCCAGAACTAAGAAGAATTAACGGCTACATTGGTCGCACATTTAGTCCTACTTATAACAACAGGGACTCACATCTAGTTGAGCCAACTCGCCAGCGTCAAAATTACCAATTTGAGCCCAGTATTGTCATACGCAATCAACTAGACCAAATTGAAAAATTCGGTAACTATTCAGATATCATTAACAAAATTAACTATTATGGTGGTAATGTACAAAACCATGATAGATTGTTTGCCAACGAGTTTTATAACTTTACACCGCACATAGATTTAGATAAATTAGTAAATTACAGTCAGTATTACTGGATGCCTTATGGACTTGATCCAGTCACAGTAAGTTCACGTAGTCGCATTACCAGTAACGCTTATTCATTTAGTATTAGCTCGGGTAATTTTGTTACCAACATTACTGGTGCTGTAACAAATCCTACGATTGACATCACTCGCGGTGCTGCATATACTTTCAGTGCCAATGTAGCCGGACAAGGAAATCTTTGGATTCAAACCGAACCCGGACTAACAGGAACTCGTGCCTATGCCGGTGGTGTGTCATCTCGCACAATTGTAGGCGTTACCAATAATGGAACCAGCACGGGTAATATTACATTAAACTTGCCAGCAGCTACAGCACAGGACGATCTTCTTAGATACCCACTTGCTGAACAAGTTGATTATGCTATTACTACTGGAACACTAACAGCATTAGATAATTCTGTCTGGACACCTGGCACCAGCATTGGTGGGCAAGTATTCAGTCCTGAAGCCGAACTAGTATTCTTTATTAACCCTAGTGCCAATGCTGCTGATTGGGTCAATCGTTCAGGTGCTACAGTGCCAGTTGATCAACGCACTGGTATTTGGCGTTTGGATTTAGTTGTTGATCCTGATGGTACTGCACGAGTACAGTTTAATTTTGTACGTGCTTTATCAGAAAATCAACGTGTAAGAATTTTAGATGGTCAACGCCGCGGTGCTGAGTACTATAAAAACACCAGTGGCAACATAGTTGAGTATCCGGCAATCACTGCACCATTGACTGAATTATTTTATCAAAATGACCAAACCAATATCAGTGGACGTATTCGCATACTAAGCGACCCATTAAACATCAATGTGGTTGCTGACATAATTGGAAAAACACATTATACTACACCAAACGGTATTGAGTTTACAAATGGATTAATGGTGCGATTTGACAGCACAGTTGATCCCATGACTTATCATGACCACACTTACATTGTAGAAGGTGTAGGGACTGGTATACGCTTGATTGATTTTGATAACTTAATTAATCCTGAGCAACCTGTGGTGTTCGACAGCACAGGATTTATTAGTGATCCTCAGTACATTGTGGTTAATCGTTCCAGCATTGATGGCAACGCTTGGTCTAGAAACAATCGTTGGTTTCATATTGACACAATTACGCAAAGTCAAACACTGAATGGGCAACCTATTGACTTACCGGCCAGCAACAGAGCACAGCGTCCTATTATTGAATTTGATGCAGACTTACAACTGTTTAATCATGGGCGAGCCTTCTTAAGTTTTGCTGATCATTTGTTTGACGGCAATTTTAGACGCTCGGTCAATAGTCAATTAGTACAATTTAATGACATTGCCAACCAATTAATTGGAAGATCTTTTGCAGATCTACGTGCAGAAGGATTTGGCTTAGTAGCTGGGCAACGTGTAATATTTGCACATGATATATCGGCAACAGTGCGCCGTCGTGTTTATCGTGTTGACTACCAAGATCAAACCAGTGCTGTGGCCTTTGATGGTGTGCTAACTGGAGCTATTACCACAAGCACTGACACTAGATATGTAAACGGTTACGCTGCTAGATTCTTTACCGACTCAGGCGTGGGTTATGATATCTTTACTGCTGCTAATGCTTATATTGGTCGTGTAATGAAGATACATGATAACAATATTATTGAGCTTGAGGCCAATGCTAGAGTCGCTGTAAGTCGTGCCACTGGAATTCAATTTGTTCGCCCACGTGTGGCGTTGGCTCATATTGAAACAGCGCAGACATGGCACAGTGTACCAGTAAAAGTAGGGTATAATAACTCACGTACATTTTGGTTTGACGATCGTAACAGCATTGCTAAATGGAACGTAGCACAGAGTTTAACATATCCCAATCAAGAGCCACTGTTTGATATTGTAGATGATAACGCTGTCAGCTTTGGTAGCGACACAATTTATCCTGCCAGTGACTTTACTGGTACCAAGATTTTTAGTTATCGTCGTGGGGCAACTGCACCTGATTCGATATTGGGATTTAGTTTAAGTTATGCTGGTACTGCTAACTTTATTGGTGATATCAATTTTGTTAATAACTATGAAACTGATACGTTCTTATACAAACAAAAGGTCAATAACACTGTCATTGATAATAAGTTAACTGGTCTAGTGCGTAATGGATATTTGAGAAGAAATATTAGTATGCAAGACAACGCCCATGAAAAACTTAATATGTGGGCACCCATTGGGCATCTTGAACGCAAAGCGGTTACTGGTACTAGACTGACTACCACAGTGTCGGGCAGTGCTGCTGCTGTCGCAGCTAAGATCGTTGATGATTTTTATGTTGCTTATCTTGGTAGACATGCAGAACAAGGTGGTTTAGACTACTGGACCAATGCCTATGTTAGTGGAGCACTCACACTAGATCAAGTTGAACGCAGTATACGCACCAGCGCCGAAAGTGACTTTTACGATCCTTATCAGTTAGTAATAGATCATAGTCATCAGTATCAACATGTTGCTACTATATACGATGGGTTGACCAGTTACTTTGAAATTGGTGTTATACCCGATGCTGAAGATCAAGTTCCCGACGCACTGCCTACAGTGAGGGTGTTTGTTAATAATCGTATTCTAATTCGGGCTACACCGCAGCAGGCGGCACCGTTTAGTTACCAATTGGTCGGGGCTCGACACACGATTAAAATTGACCATAACTTACTGGCCACCGGTGATCGTGTTGATATATTCTTTAAGAGTAGTCAAGTCAGCTCACTAGCTTATTTTTCTATTCCTGAGAACTTAGAATTTAATCCCTTAAACAATCAAGTCACTGAACTTAGCCTTGGGCAAATGCGTAATCATTTGTATAGAATTGGTACTCATACTAGAGGTCTAGTGGGTGATATTTTGTCCAAGAGCAATATCAGAAACATCGACACTGATCATAAAAATGGCACAATACTACAGCACAGCGCCGGACTTGGATATGCTGGCTTGTTCTTACTAGATGATGAAATTAATTTTATTGACAGTCTTGACTACGCTCGTCGCGAATATACTAGATTTAAAAACAAATTTTTAGAATTAGCTACTACACTGCCTGCTGTGACTCCGGATGATATCCCTGGTTCAGTTGACAGTATTATGGCCAAGATAAATGGCACACGTAATCAGACCTTCCCTTTTTATTACAGTGACATGATACCATACGGTGATCAGTATTTGACTATTGATCATGTAGTATCAAACACCACAGTAAGAAGTTATGCTACTGGTAGGAAGTTACAAGACACCGCACCATCTAATCGTGCAGTTTTGGTTTATAAAAATGGTCAACAGTTAGTAAATCAACGAGACTATACGTTTACTGCTTACTCAATCACTATAACATCGGCAGTTACCTTAGCAGTAAATGATCAAATTCAAATACGTGAATACACCGATACTCGTGGCAGCTATGTGCCAGAAACACCTAGCAAACTGGGTCTCTATCCTAAGTTTATTCCTGGCAAAAGTTTAGATAACACATTCAGGGATGATATTAATGTTATTCGCGGGCACGACGGTAGCTTAACACCGGCATTTGAAGACATTCGCGATCAGTTACTACTAGAATTAGAAACTAGAATCTACAATAATATCAAAGTTGATTACGATGTAAACAAACTTGACATTTATAAATTCTTGCCTGGACGTTTTAGAACTACTGACTACTCGCTAGCAGAATTTAACAACATTGTTAACACAGAATTTTTAAAATGGATTGGATCAAATGCAATTGATTTTAATTCCAATAATTTCTTTTTAAGTAATGATGAATTTAGTTACAACTATAGTCGTAGTCTAGATCGCAGCAATCAAGCCTTGCCTGGTTACTGGCGCGGCATTTACAAATATTATTACGACACTGATCGTCCACATACTCATCCTTGGGAAATGTTGGGTCATTACGAAAAGCCCAATTGGTGGGACACATATTACAGTTGGACTGACAGCATTAAACGTGCAGCCCTAATTATTGCCATTGGACAAGGATATACACAAAACCCCAGTCAAAGTCTAGCACAAGATGCTAGATTCCAACGTCCTGGCTTTGGATCTATGGTACCAGTAAGCACTACTGGTGTTCTACTAAGTCCTTTAGCAGTTTTAGTCAAAGACTTTAATTCCACTGCATTTAACCGCACTTTTGCAGTTGGCGATCATGGGCCAGTTGAAAGCGCATGGCGTAGAACTAGCGAATATGCTTTTGCTTTACAGCGTACTATGGCGCTAATGAAGCCAGCACAGTATTTTGGCTTACTGGTTGATACCAGTCGCTATGTTAAAAAAGCAGTTGGTGGTGGTGCTCAATTTGTTAACACTGTGGGTCTGCGTAGGTTTACCAATGCTGATGTACATGTTAATGGTTATGAAGTTGACAATCGAGTAACTTACGCTGCTGGCTATCTAAATTGGATTCACGGCTACCTAATGAGTATAGGTATCGATGCTGCACCTAAGATCAAACAAGCATTAGAAAACTTAGATATTAATCTAAGTTATCGAGTAGCTGGGTTTACTGACAAGCGTTATATCACTGTCATGGCCGAGCAGTTTGGTCCTAACAGTGTTAATGAAAGTGTAGTGATCCCTGATGAAAACTATCATGTACATTTAAATCGTGGTGTACCTGTTAATCGTGTAGTCTATAGTGGAGTAATTTTAGAGAAAAGTGCTCAAGGTTGGACGGTGACAGGTTACAATCAAAAGTATCCATTCTTTACTATTATACCTAGTGAAACTACTGGTCGTAGCTATACTATTGAAGTTCTTGATCAGCGTGCTACTGTATTCCAAGATTATCGTGAAGAAAAGCTGGTTATACCATATGGTTTTGAATTTACTAGCCGTCAGCAAGTAGTTGACTTTTTAGTTAGTTACCAGCGTTATCTAAGAGCACAAGGCTTTAGATTTGAAACTTTTGACAAGACTTTAGCTATACAACGTGATTGGATTCTCAGCGCACGAGAATTCTTGACTTGGTCTACTCAGGGTTGGAAGCCAGGTAGTGTGTTAGTATTAAGCCCAGTGCTAGATACATTGACATTAGTACATGCAGGAACAGCAGTTAGCGAAATTACCAATCGTCAATATGGTAGTCAAATACTTAATGCTAACTTTAAAACTGTTAACACTACTGAGTTTACGTTACTGCGTGACAACAGTACTACAAAGATAACCACAATTAGTGGGCAAACCATAGCATTTGCTGATCTAGATCTAGTTCAGTATGAACATGTATTGGTATTTGATAACCGCACAGTGTTTAATGATATTGTATATTTGCCTGAACTAGGTAACCGCCAGTATCGTTTGCGTGTAGTGGGTAGCAAGACTCGTACTTGGGACGGTGAACTTACGCCGGCTGGGTTTATCTATATTGATGGCACAGTGGCAGATTGGAGTCCAGTAATTGACTATCACCGAGGTGATATTGTCAGCTATAAGCAGCGCAATTATACATCCCTACGTGATCAAGAAGCCACAAGACAATTTAATCTGAATTTCTGGTCACCACTTGACACAGAAATTGAAACCGGCCTAATGCCTAATTTTGCTCACAATGCTCAACAGTTTTCAAATATCTATGACGTAGACTTACCACCAGCAAATGAAGTACTGGCTCGCTTTAGCTCAGGTCTAATTGGTTATCGTAGTCGTCCATATCTCGCTGAGCTAGGCATGGATGAAACTGCACAAACTAAATTTTATCAAGGCTATATTAAAGAAAAAGGTACACTAAATGCTATTGAAGCATTGGGTCGTGGCAGATTTGATAATGTAACTAGCAGCATTGAAATATATGAAGAATGGGCAGCTAGAATTGGTGAGTTTGGTGCCATTGACAGCAACCCAGAAGTGAGAATGGTATTAACTGAAACTCGTTTCAACGATAATCCCATTGTATACGAGTTCTTAGACTATAATGATTCTGGTAACAGTCAAGGCCTTAACCGAGTTTATCCCAATAACTTACTAGAACGTCCGCTTGAATATAATTCAAAACTGTTTTTAAATCGTAATGAGTTTGACGGCAGCAGTGGTCTAAGCAGTGTATTTAAAATTGAGATGTTTGGCGACAGTGTTATTTGTGGTCAAGAGCCGCAACCACTAACCGCCTACAGTATTGCAGCCATACGCGAAACCAGTTACAAGATTGATGTCTACAGCGAAGTTGGTACTTACTCTGTAAAAATTACCGACAAAGATGGCAATCTCGCCGATACTATTTCAGTAACTGACATAATCAATATCGTAGCCACTTCTAATGATGCTAATGAAATTGTTGAATATGTAATTGAAACTGCTGACACCAACGAGCAGCCTAGTACCACAAGCCGTTTAGACAATCAATCAGCAACCACGATCTACTCAGGGCAAAAGATACGCCTTGTTGCTGACAGTATTGGTGATGCTGAAACTTTAGAATATGTTATTGAACCAGTAGTTGACAATGACCAGCCTGGTGCCAGTGAAACTGAAGTTGCTTTGGTATTCCGCGCCAACGCTGGTGGACTATTGCGGTTTGGTTTAACCAGTATTCCACAATCAGAAGTATTATACTACACAATTGAAACTCCAATACTAAATGATCAACCCAACGCAGCAACATTTAGTGAAACTGGTATTGCTTGCGTAGAAAATCGTGCCAACTATCGTGTAGATGATCCGCCCGATTACTTACTGTATGAAATGATTAGTCAAGATGCTCGTGTAGCTATAACTACACGCTCGGTTGGTGATAGTACCAGTAGTGATTTATTGCTAGGCACCGATGGTGCCAACGCTAAATGGCCAGATCAAATTGATGCAGAAATTGTTATAATTAATCATGGTATGCGTGATGCTGCTGCTGGTATCCCAGTGTCTGATTATCGCATTAACCTAGAAAAACTACGCCAAGGCCTAGATCCTGACGTAGCAGTTATTTGGGTGCTACCTGCCCCCGTTAATACCAAGGTGCGTACTCGCATTGGATTACCTGATCCAAGACTAAAATGGACTGCTGCGAATAACATCATGGAATATCGCCGTGCCATGTTATCTGTGGCAAATCAGCGTAGTGACTATGTGGCAGACCCGGCTCAAGTTCCTGGGTGGACCGACTATCTTTACATTGATGGTATTCATCCTGATCAAGCTGGTTATCGTAAACTAGTTGAGCAGGTGATTGGTCCACGCTTAATGGATGCTATCAAGAATAAGCGTCGAATCACAGTTAAAGAATATGAAGATGACATTATCACAGCCGGTTATGTTAATGTAAATGATGTCGATGAGTTATGGTTTGATATTCTAACTTATGCGCCGGACGCCGATAAATTAGACAGTTTCTACTCTGGATATCGTTTATGGCTAGCCAAAGACTACAACCGAGAGTGGCAAGTTTATCGCTTTTATCTAAGTTCAGTAACGCTGACCTCAGCTACAGTGGATTTAGACAATAAGTTTACTATTAATTGCAGCTTGCCGCATGGTTTACTAGCTAACGATATTGTGGTCATACGTTATCTTGATGATACACTTGATGGTTTGTATCGTATATTAGAAGCCGATGAAAGAACAATTACAGTTTTAGGTACTTCAAGTCAAATTGATTACTTAAAATCGCAAGATGTTGAGCTACGTAATGGGGAAATGTTTGATCTGCAACCACTAAGATTTAAAACTCTAAAAGATCGCGATCAAGCACAACCTAAACATTATTGGCAACCCGCAGACCTTGTCTATGTTGACGATACTGGGTTAGGTAACTGGGGTGTGTACTCAGTTAAAATAACTTCATGGGCTAACGTAAACATAGTAACAGATACTACTAGTTTTAACAATGTTTATACAGTACTAGCAAGAGACTGTGGAGATCCCACATATGCTCTTACTCGTGAAGGTGACAGTGGCGAAACTATTCACTTCTGTGTAACTTCGATTGACACTACCGAAACAGATTTATATTGGACTGTGGAAGTGCCCTTGGCAAGTGATGCTGGTATTCCTGCTTTCTTAACAGGTAATGTTTCGATACCAGGTAGTCGTACAACCGTACAAGCTACTCCCTACTATGGATTTACTCGTGTTAAAACACAGACACCTGTTGTGGATATTGAAAGTGTTAACAACATCTATCTTTACAGTAACAAAGACAAGCGTATTCTTACTAGACTTGACTTATACGATCCTGCTAAAGGTCGTGTACTAGGTACAGCCTTGCAAGATATTGATTTCACAGTCAGTATCGATCCGGCACAGTATAGAGTAATTAATAGCTCATTATTAGGCAAGACTGCTGATGATGATCACTATTGGGGAGCCGAACACGTTGGAGAATACTGGTGGGATATTGATCGTTGTCGTTTTATTGACTACGAGCAAACCGATTTACTGTATCGTGTCACAAACTGGGGAAGGCTGTTCCCGGGCAGTTCGATTGAAGTATACGAGTGGATTGAAAGCAATACACTACCTAGCTTATATGTTGCCAACGGTGGATCGGGCACTCCTTTATATCCTGATGATTCGGCCTACAGTGTAAGCACTTTTGTAGATCCTGACAGCAATGCCCTAAAAACACACTATTACTTTTGGGTAAGAAACCGTGTAGTAAAAGAAATTGTAGGCAAGCGCCATACTACTACCGGTGTAGAGCAGATTATTGCCAATCCCATAGAGCAAAACATACCATTTATGGCAGCTTTGCGTGATAATAGCATTGCTTTGTATAATGTTGGTCCTTATGTAAATGGTACCGACACTGTGTTATATGTTTCTGGTAAGAAGATTATAAATGAAAACATCATACACAGCAGTTTCCAACTCATACAAGAAGGCAACGAGGACAGTAAACTACCAGCTCGAGCTGAAACCAAGATCATTGACAGTATTTGTGGACTAAATGCTCAAGGCAATACCGTACCTGATCAAACTTTACCGTTTAGTCAGCGTCTCGGCTTCGAAACTCGCCCACTACAAACTGTTATAGTTAACAAATTACGTGCTCGTGAAAATGTCATCAAGTATGCTAACTCAGTTATGATACAGCATCCTTTAGCACGTCGTATTATAGATCGTTTCAAAGTCTATTCTGACAACTTCTTTGCTGAACAGTTAGCCGCTCCGGCCGATTACGATGATCGTGTACGCACATTCTCAGGTCTCGGTAATGCAATTCCTGCAAATGGTCGTCGTGTACTTGTGGATCGTGATGAAACCGTAGATGATTACTGGGCAATTTATCGTGTAGAACTAATTGCCAGTGGTCGTAGCACAGCAGAATTTACTCGCACCGAGTTTGCTATAGATTATCCCTATATTGCAGCACATCCTAATGGTGCAAACTACGACATTTATGGGTATCGTCGCGTTCGGCGTCAGAGCTTTAGTGTACGTAAGTTTTGGGATTACGCTGACTGGTACGCTGTTGGGTTTGGTGCTGATTCAGAACCCGATTATATTGTAGACAATTACAAAGACATATACCGTTTAGAACTAGCTGATGGCGATCTAGTACGAGTTAAGAATGTACAAATATTTACCAACAGCGGCCGTAATCAAGTTTTAGGCGACTTTGAATTGTATCAGTACACCGGGACTGAACTAAAACCAAATCTAGTTGGCTTAGGTCGTGGTACACTGCAAATTAGTGATGTATTTTACCGTGAGTATGGCTTTGACAGCGAAGCGTTTGACAGTCGTGGGTTTGACTTTAGTGTAGATCATGAGCTACGTTATATCATGGCAGGTCTAAAAGAAGATCTGTTTGTGGCTGATCTAGAAAACGAATATAACAAGTTAATGTACTTTATAGTTGATTACATTTTAAGTGAACAAAAGTATATTGATTGGTTCTTAAAGACCAGTTTTATCACAGTCAAACACTCAGTTGATGGTCTAGTACAACGTCCTAGCTACATACGTGATCGCCAAGAAAACTATGAGCAATATATTAATGAAGTCAAGCCATACAGGACCAAGATTCGCGAGTATGTGCTAAATTACAAGAATATTGATCTAGCTAGAACAGCAATCACTGACTTTGATCTACCAGCTTACTATGATCGTAACTTGCAGAGATATCGTAGTCCCAATGGTGATTATGTTGCATTAGATAATAGCCTGTACTTGACCAAATCATACCGTGATTGGTACGATAATTATCGTTATCAAGTCAGAAGTGTAGACATTGTCAGTGGTGGTTACGGTTATCATAACAGTGTTCCGGCTGTAGTCACGCTGAGAAATGACACTGAGACTGGTGCCAATGCTGAAGTTCGAGTTGGGGTTGACCTAGCTGGATCTATTAGTTCGGGTAGAATTACTAATACTGGAACAAATTATCGCACAGCACCTAGTATTAACATAGTTGGTAGTGGCGCTACTGCTGCAAGTGATCGTGAAACATATTCATTCCAAGTAGTTGCTCGTGGCTTGTCAGACACAACTTCAATATCTGGTAATATACGTGCTTGGGGTCTGTATTCTACTTCTGGTACTGTTACTAGTTTGTATACAACCGCAGCAAGAAGTTATACCATGCACCGTATACGTCGCAGTGACGGGCAAGTAACGCATTCTGCCAGCTACGATGTGTTTGGTAGCGCACAAGAATCGGCAAGACTTGCCGCAGACTTATACGATACCAGTAGTGACTATATTGTAGTAGTACATACATATGATGAACCAAGAGACAATCGTTTACTAAACGGATTAGATCAAGCCATGTATCGTTGTGGTGCCAGTGAAGAAGTATTTGGTAGTACTACAACCTTTAGATATCGTAGTGCTTAC